CCTTCCAGCCGGAGGATTCTGGTGTCGTCACTGTTTTTGATCCAGTTCCAGAATTTCTTCATCGGGTTCTCCTTCCTATTTTTCGTGGCTTACTCTCACTCAGCCAGTTATCGCTGTCAGTTTTTTCTTCCGGATCTTCCTCCTCCGGCTGTGTTTCTTTCGGCTGATTCTGCTGGACTGCGGCCGCTTTATTCTGCTGTGCCACACCTGCATCTCTCAGCTTCACATAGCCGCCGTTCAGATAGTAGTCGTCACCGCCCTCTTCTGCCGGGATGAGGTCCATGTTTTCGAGCCGATGCACATCATTCGGGGAAAGAAAGCCATTGCTGATTCCCGTTGCATAGCCGTTCATCCGGCTCTGGTAATCCCCTCGGAGCAACCCGTCCACATTGAATTTTGGAAAGTAGGTATCCTGCTCCTCTTCCAGCAGCAGGTCCTTGATGATGCCCTGCTCGATACGGACAAGCCACGGGGTCAGGGAATGCATCACAAAGTTCAGCGACTGATATTCAATGTTGGAAAAGGTCGCCCTGGACAGGTCTGCCACCAGATGCGGAGGTACACGGAAGATGCGGCAGATTTCTGTCACCGAGAACTGCTTTGTCTCCAAAAACTGGCTGTCCTCTGGCGGCAGGGAGATTGGTTTGTAGGCCATGCCCTCTTCCAGCACTGCCACACGATGGGCATTGGAAGCACCGCCATAAGCCGCTTCCCAGCTATCCCGAATGCGGTTCGGGTCTTTCACAACGCCGGGATGCTCCAGTACACCGCTGGGCTGTGCACCGTTTTTGAAGAAGGAGGAACCATACTTGTCCACCGCAATGGAAGTGCCGAGACTGTTCTTCATCATGGCGATCGGTGAGAAACCAATCAGACCATTAAAGCCCAACCCCGGCACATGAAAGATCTCATCCCGGCGAAAGTAGAGGTCTTTGTTCTGCTCACCCGGAACTTCATCCGTGTATGCGTGGTAGATATAGTAGAGTTCACCGCTTTCGTCACGGTCCACTTCGACATTTTCCGGCATCAGCGGATACAGACCCAGCACGGTGTTCTTACCGTCCCGGACGATCTGTGCATAGGCATTGCCCCAGAGGAGCAGGTGGGTCATCATCGTTTCCCAGAAGACAAAGGATGTCATTTCCGGATTTGGCTGCCGATACAAAATCTTGTACAGCGGATGATTCCGTGCTTTTTCTTTGTTGCCATTCTCATCCGTTACTCGGTACAGATGCAGCGGCAGTGCCGCAATGGACTCTGCCAGCAGACGGACACAGGCATACACAGTCGGAATCTGCATGGCGGCTTTTTCATCCACCTGCTCTCCGGCATTGGAACGACCAAACACAAAGGTCTGCCCAGAATCCCGGACATTATCCGTGACCTGCGGCAGACCTTCTTTTGGCTGTTCTGTTTTGGGAGAATCCCTTGGGTTTTCAAATCCCATCCATTCCCAGAATCCCATAACATTTATTCCCCTTTCTACCTTTCATATCTTTCATATATTCCTCAATAGTGCTATAATATAGGCATATTCTTACCCAGGAGGACAAAATATGCTGTCAATCAATCAGCTTATGAAATATTTAAGAAATCATCATCAGATTTCTGTTAAAAGCAACCAAGCCCAATCATTACGAAATATTGGCTACTATCACGGATACAAGGGATACCGCTTCATCCGCACTCCAAACCAACGTATTCCTTTTTCATCGCTTGATGAGGTCATAGCGTTAAATAAATTTGATATGCAATTAAAGGCTTTGATTTATCCCAAAGTAATGTTCATTGAAAACGCACTGAAAAGTTATGTGATTGAAGCCGTACTTCAAGACAGCAAATCAGAAAACCTTGATGTCGTTTTTAATAAATCCATTACAGCCTACAAATCCTATGCTCCTGGAAGTCAGCAGTACCACAAGCAATATGCAAAGCGGATGAACCTCAAGGGAAAAATCAATAATGCGCTTTTGCGTGATTATTCAAATCAGAAGCAGACTGTCAACCATTTCTTTGACACTGACCGTCCAATTCCTATTTGGGCCGTTTTTGAATCATTGACGTTGGGAGAGTTTGGAACTTTTTTCGCCTGCTCAAATTCAAATGTCAAATTAAAGACTTCAAGCATACTTCATTTGCCAAGCAATCTGGATTCAGATGGAAAAATCACCGAATACATGATTTACGCTGTCAAAGATTTACGAAATGCAGTTGCACATAATAACACCATTTTTGATACTCGTTTTCAGACAAGTACAATAAACAAACGCCTTATTTCGCTTCTTGAAACAGAAGTAGGTATTACAGGTCTTGACTTCAAATACATTGACGCCTACATAGTCCTGATTACCTACATCCTACGAAAGATGGGAGAAACCAAAACGGCCTGCAAGCAATTCGTGACCTCCTTTGTTGATTGCACAGATTTGTTAAGAACTCAAATTTCCCCTAATGTTTGCAATCAGATTTTGGGAACTCAGCAACGTACACACTTAAATCAGCTACAAAATTTCATCAGCAATTCTTAAAACCTCTTGCATAATTTCTTCCCGTGTGGTATATTATAGCTATGAATTGCGGTGGTCGTCTTCGGACAACACCTTGAAAGAGCCTGATGCGTCGGGCTCTTTTTTCTTTTGTCTTTTTACTGTTTTTCCAACTCCGGCAGACCGGCAAGGCTGGTACCAAGCGATGCAACGCCAGCCACGATAGCGGCACTGCCGACCGCGACCCAGTCCACATTGCTGCCGGGAAGCTGTGTCACGACCAGCGCCGTACCGGTCTGACACATGGTCTTGACCGCACGGATGCCGGCTGCTTTCCACCATTCTGCACTCATCAGATACTTCATAGAAATCTTCCTTTCTTTCCCGTTTCTTTCTTCTTTCTTTCTCATTTTTCAAAGTGGAAAGAAAGAAGAAAGAAAAACTAAAAAATGATCAAGTCACGTTCGTCGTAGACGCTTCCCTGCTGCTGTCCTTCATTTCGGATGCAGCGGTCCAGTGCCATGATCGCAGCGACGATACCGTCAATCTTCTCCGGCGACTTTGCCTTGGTCGGCTTGATGTTGCCAGCCGGGTCGGTGTCTACGACCACATTTCCTGCCATCCATGCCATGACCGGGTTGCCACCGTGAACGATGTTGCCTTCCATCAGGAGTTTGTAGAACTCCTTGGTGGGAGGGCTCATATCTTTGAAGCCCTGTCCGAAAGGAACGACTGTGAAGCCCATTCCCTCAAGGTTCTGGGTCATCTGCACCGCTCCCCATCGGTCAAAGGCAATCTCCAGAATGTGATAGGTCTTGCCCAGCTCCTCGATGACTTTCTCGATAAAGCCATAGTGGATGACATTGCCCTCGGTCGCCATCAGGTAGCCCTGCTGGTACCAGACATCATAGGGAACGGATGCCCTGCGCACACGCTGGGGAATCGTATCCTCCGGAATCCAGAAGAACGGAAGCATGATGTATTTTTCCTCCGGGGTTCTGGGCGGGAACATCAGCACAAAAGCCGTGATATCTCCGGTACTGGACAAGTCCAGACCACCATAACAGTCACGGCCCTTGAGGGCTTCCATATCGATTGGCTGATTGCCAAGGTTGTAGATGTGCTCCGGGATAAATCTCGTCAGCGAGGACACCCACATATTCAGACGAAGCTGCTTGAACACATTCTCCTCTGCCGGGTTATCCAGTGCTTCCTGATAGGCATCCCGGACACGCTGGATTTGGATTGTCTGTCCGAGGGATGGATTTGCCTTGTACCAGTTGGCTTCATCGTGCCAGTCATCCTCATCGGTCAGACCATAGACCACAGGATAAAAGGTGTGGTCAATTTTGCGGCCATTCAGCAAGTCAAGTGCTTTCATGTGCAGTTCGTAACAAATGCTCTCCTTGTCCGTACCGGCCGTGGTAATCAGGAAAAACAGCGGCTGTTCACGGGCATCACCGGAACCCTTGGTAAGAACATCGTACAATTTTCTGTTTGGCTGGGCGTGAACTTCATCCAGAACGAGTCCAGACACATTCAAACCGTGTTTCGTGCCGACTTCAGCAGACAGGACTTGATAGAATCCTGCGTTGCCGTAGTTCACGATGCGCTTGGTTGCTGCCATGATCTTGCACCGCTTCAGCAGTGCCGGAGTCATCTGCACCATCTGATGGGCAACGTCAAAAACGATGGATGCCTGCTGACGGTCTGCCGCAGCACCATAGACTTCGGCTGATGGTTCGTTATCCGCAAAGAGCAGATACAGAGCCACCGCAGCAGCAAGTTCGGACTTGCCGTTCTTCTTTCCGATCTCAACGTAAGCCGTGCGGAACTGACGATTTCCACGCTCATCCACGATGCCGAACACATCCCGGATGATCTGCTCCTGCCAAGGAAGCAGCCAGAACCGCTTCCCAGCCCACTTGCCTTTGGTGTGCCTCAGATTTTCGATAAAGATCACGGCTCGGTCTGCTTTGGCTTCATCATAATGACAGGTCGGAAGCATGAACCGGCTGGGCGTATAGTCTTTCAGTTTCGGATAATTCTTTGGTCTTGTTTCTGCCATCAACTGCCACCTCCTCCCAGCAGATTTTCCATCTCATCGGCTGCATCCGCAGGACCACCGTCCGAAGCAATGATCCTGCTTCGAGAGGACGGGGTCAGACCGAACTGCTCTGCAAACTTGTTCATGATCTTCAGATAGGTCTGGGCGATAGACACCTGCGGCACTTGCTGCCAGTATCCAGACGGAGTCTTTACAATGGTGCCGTGCTGGGTGATGAATTCCTCAGCCTCTTTCCACCGAGCATAGGCCTGACAGTAACCGGCAAAGGCAGCCATATCGACTTCGGTCAGGATGCCGATGGCTTCCATCTGCTTGGCCAGTCTGCGCCACTCTTTCTTTGCTTCCGGCTCCAGCCACTTCGGACAGGCCGGTGCTTTCTTGTTGGGCTTCGGTTCGCTGGTGTTCAGCGGATGCTTGCCCGGATTGCCTTCCAGCTCTTTCATGGCGGTCGGCTTTGGTTTTCTGCCTCTGGTAGCCATTGGCTTCCCCTCCCTTCTTTCAAAAATGAGTAAAGAAAAAGGACCTCCGAAGTCCTTAAAATATTATTTTCCCAAACGGGAAACTTTTATCTGTAATCATTGAATAGTTTCCCATTTCGGCAACTTTATACAAAGCACATCGAATACGAGGCACAGCCCCTTTCCGGGGCATGTGTCCTTTTAGTTGTTAGGCGTTGTGGTTGGCTTCCTTCCAAGTCTCGTACTCATCGACCAGTTCTGCTTCCTCGATGACCTGCCAGACTGCGCAAAACCTGGTTCTCTGCTGTTCGATTTCCTCTGCCGACCAGTGTTCCGGCTGGCGGCTCATCTCGTGGTAGGCATCCATCTCTGCCTTCGTCCGGAGGAAAAGGATGTTCCTCAGCTTCAGCGTTTCTGCGTTGTTCCGCAGGGTGTACCGCTTTTCCTCTGCCGCCCTGCAAAGTTTATCGAGGTCATCGCAGTTGATAGTCATGTCCTGCTTGAAGGTGATTTCGATACCCACCAGCTTTTTTTCGGTGTCGGCTTCCTGAATGTTCTTGAGGTAGGTTTTTGCTTTGTTCGTCATGTTTCTCCTCCGATGTGTTTTTTCTTTGGGGCTGTTCCCCTTGCTGTGACTGTATATTACCGTCTATCCGGCACACATTCAAGCGGCTATGCTGCACGATCATCTGCGCATGATTTTGTCGGATTTATGTGTATTTCTGACACGAAGAATTTCCACCACAACGAGCAAAAGCCCCCGAAGGAGCTTTGCCCATTTCTCAATGTGCGTTCTTAATGCACCACTCGATTGCGTGTCCGGCATCCGTGAAGGTCTCATCCGAAATCTTCAGAAGTTCCAGTCGGGACTCAATCGGTGAGAATCCTTCCTTGGAATCTTCCACAAAGCCGTAAACCGCAGCCTCCACACCGCCTTTCCAGTTCGTCTTAGCGACCAGAACCCGGTCTCCGTACTGCATGATGTTGTCATAGCAAGGGCTGAGTCGGCCGTAGTAACTCTCGATGCTGATGCTGTCTTCCGGGAAGTTAATCAAATGCTTTTTCATGGTGAATCCTCCGTATTTTCGTTGCTCCGTAGGGCTTTTTCCCTTTCGGTGACTGTATATTACCGTCCTGTACGGAGGATAGCAAGCAGCTATACTACACGATCATCCGCCCGAAATACCGGGCAGAATGTACATCAATCTTCCGCATCCTGCTCCATGAGTTCTACGATGGTGTCATAGAAGAACTGCGGGTCGTATGCCAGCGGCTCCTGACCTGCATCCTTGTCTATTTTGATCTGGTCTGCGACCATCTCCTCGGCATCCTCCAGCGTAAAGGCATCCTTGTCACCGTCATCCATGTGGTTGTAAATTTCCACAATGACATCCATCATTCGTTCTTCCATGTGCTTTTCCTCCCCGGCGCATCTACGCCGCCACATTTGCCCCAGTCTGGGGCGTTTTAGGTTCATTCGGATCGTTCTGCCACCCGTGGCACTAGCCCCTGTGTGGGGCTGTGTCGGGCTGTCTGGGCTTAGCGGTTTGCCTTGCCCATCAGGTAGGCTTCCTCCATCGCTTTCTGGATGCTCCAAACCGGAACTTCGATGAAGTCCTCGCTGTCGCATCCATGTTCTTCAAGGTCGCCACGGCTGTCCACTGCCGCCATCAGGCGCTTGGCAATCTCCAGCAGGGCTTTTTCTTCGGTCTTAGTGATGTTCTTTTTCATGGTGCTTTCCTCCGTTTTTCTTGGTTCTCCGTTTCGGTATGTGCATATTACCGTCTATTCCGCACACTATCAAGCGGCTATCCTACACAAAGATTAGCGACCGGATCTGTGACAATTACGGCAGAAGAAAAGGGCTGCCATTTCCGGCAAGCCCTGTGTGTTTCTCTGGCTTAACAGTC